ACAGTACATATTACAGTACATATTACAGTACATATTACCCCCCAATAGAGACTCAATATCTATCCCACTGGTGATACATGTTATAAAACATACTGTAAAAGATACTGTAAAAGATACTGATAATAGTATCCAACACATTCCCACACGTAGTAATATCAATAAGATATATCCTATATGGTGATAAATATACCTAACCCATTGATATTTGGTACCCCCATGAGGTATAATATATAATAGATAGTGTGTATATCCAAACACTTACACCCCCTCCATTTTTCAATCATTATACCCCCCAATCCTTATAATAACAGATACTTAAAGGTAATATGTACTGAAAAAGAGGTAGGTAATTTAATTTTTTATAGAAAAGCGAAAGGTGACGTGATTACAGGTACTTAGCGGAGTGTCTCCTACGACGGTAAGTAGTGGCAATTACATTCATACCCCTGACAGATTACCCGATTAAATCTCTAATCAGGTCATGGTCACTTGACTAACCTTTTTCACTCTGGTATAGTAGTAGACTATTCAAAATATTAGGGGGTTTTTTAGTGAAGTACACCAGGGAAGAAGAGATTAAGAAATGTTTCGAGTTAAATCCGAATCTTATAAATAAGAAGATTACAGATATAGCTCTATTTTTTTATCTTCAGGGAGAATTAGCAAATTCCCATCTCAGAGAACTAAGTAGTCATAAAGCTGCTGCGTATCGTCAAAGACTTGGTCTTCTAAGCGAGGAAGATATGAAGGAAATGGATGCTTTATTACAAGATGTCATGCTTGTTAAGGATCTTGGGTGAAAATAAGTGTTAAAGGGGCGGAATGGTCCATAGCACTATTTTCAGATGAAGTATATAGAGTGGAACATCCCGACTGTCTTGACTCTGCTGGAGTCACAGTACGAGATATAAGACTTATTCACTTCAATAAGAAGCATTTCAGTAGAAAAGTAGTAATACATGAATTATTGCATGCTCACATGGTAGAATGTTGTGTATCCAGTGCAGATTTAGATACAGACGCTTATGAAGAGGTTGTAGCAGTAATGTTAGAAGATTCCATCTTTAATATAGTTAATTTAAGCGATCAAATATTTAAGGAGTTAGCATGCTCTTTATAGGATATTTATCAGCGCTATTTCTCACGGTATGCGGGATACCTGATGTTTATATTGGAATTAAAACTGGTATAGTTAATATAAGTAATACACTACTATATTTATGGATTATTGGAGAGGCGTTGGGATTAATATATGTAATCCCTCTAAAGAAAACCCCTTTAATACTTAACTATAGTTTAAATGTAGTAATCATTTCACTACTCATACTATTGAAAAGAGGTGTTATTTGAACTACAAAGAATTATATGAAATAGCATTACAAGATTTAATACGTTTATCTATTAAGTCTAACAATGTAATAACAAAGGCTTCCTTTTCTGGTAAAGATGCAGATGAAGTAAGCGAAGTATTAGAAATATGTAATCACATATATCAAACTTTTGTAAAAGAGGTTAAGTAATGGACGTTAAAGAGGAAATGCCTAAAGGTGTATTTACACGATTTGAAACAATACAATTTAGTTTAATTAGAGTATTAGTAGGATTTCTAGGTAAATCAATTATTAAAAGAGGTATACATATAGGAGTAATGGTTTTAAGAGATCCAGGCGAATTTCAAGAACCTAAGAATCCTTTTTCACTGGTAGATGATGACAAAGAAGAGTAGAGATATAACTCCCATTTTATTAGCAAATGCTAAGAAGAAGTATATGAATTATGAGTCCCTTAATTCAATCGCTACATCTATGAATGTATCAAGATCTACTTTAACGTACCATGTAAAAAAAGAATGGGAAGTAGAGCGAGAATTAAGTAAAGCAGAGTTATTCAATCAAATGACTACTACAAAGAAAGTAGATTTTACTAAAATGACTCAATCAACAATATCTATAATGACTAAAGCATTAGATGCGTTAGCTACTAGAATAAATCCCCCAACAATGAAAGAAGCTACACAAGCAGCAGATATACTGGCTACACTGGATAAGATAACTAGATTAGATGACGGAACAGCTACAGATATAGTAAGCAATCAAGATAAACCAATAACAATTGTAGAAGTACAAAAGAAGATAGCTAATGATCCATTTGCAGAGGAACCTGCGGGATATATTGAGTTAGATGAGGAGAAAACTAATGAGTCTTAAGAAAATGTTAATAGGTATGTTAATCCTGTTACAAATTGTAATTACAGGATGTAATCCTCCTTCTGATTTAGAAGACGGAATAAGTCTAGATAGTATTTCATTATCTAAAAAAGAATTGGCAAAACATATCATCCCCTTTAGAGCCTTAATGATAGGTAACCGTATTTATGGAACTGGATTCTATTTAAATTTTAGAGGAAAGACTTTTATAGTAACTAATAGGCATATATGTACTGCAGGACAACGATTAAGTACAGGTCTATTAGGAATGTTAATGGGTGTTAAGAATGTATCTATCCAAGCAAATGATACTGTAAATAAGATAATCCATATAGATAATCGTTTCGATATATGTATTTTAGAGACAGATAGAACAGAAGGGTTAGAACTATCTCCTATAGGGTACCGCCCTTTAGATAAAATAACTCTTATAGGTTTTCCAAGAGGTGTTGGTAAAATTATCCGTGAAGGTAGAATAGTTAATGATGAAAAAATATGTATCAGATATAGGAGAATGAACCTATTAAATATATTAAAAAGAAGTAATAAGATAGCACTAAAGCCTTTGACTGAAGTAGTTACTTATGTTGAAAAAGCACCTAAAAAGAAGAAGAGAGTTAGTCCTTATATAGTTAAATGTGTAGATTCTACTAGAATATCTGCTTTAGCTTATGGCGGAAATTCAGGATCTCCTATTTTAAATGAACGTGGACAAGTAATAGGCATTTTGTATGCAGGTTCCAATGCATATCCACACGAACCGTTCATTGTTAAGTATGAACAATTGGTTCAAGTATTAATCGAACATGCAAAATAAAGAAGATAAATCTATAGTAATAACTCCAGAGGAGCAATTATACTTTCAGATAATGGAAGATTTAAATGCTCCCCGAGGAGACGGATTGCGTGCAGGATTTGAAACGAGACTACACCCCACCCAAATAGCAGCCCTAAAACCACTGTATAATGAAGGATTATCTAATCACTTCTTTTCTTGTGGTAGAAAGTGGGGAAAATCGGAATTAATGGGATATGTATTGTGGAGACACGCTTTATTAAACCCAGGATCGGCATGTTATTATATTGGACCAGAAGCAGCGCATGCTCGTAAGATTATGTGGGATTTACAGAGATTTCAGCGCTTCCTTGGAAAAGATACTGCTAAATATATAGACACAATTAGAAATCAAGAAATGATGATTCGTTTAAAGAATGGATCTTTTATACAAGTAGTTGGTTCTGACAACTATACCGTTGCAAACGGACTAACCCCATCATTCGCAGTATATGACGAATTTAAAGCTTTTAATCATAGATGGCATACAGAATTTGCTCCTAACAGAGCTGCTAAAGCGGCTCCTCTAATTATCATTGGTACAAAACCTAGATCAGGTAATAAAAATATGGATCAGTACAATGATATATTTAATTATGCTAAAAGTAATCCAGATAAATATAATGTAGTAGAGTATTCTACATGGGATAATCCTATAAATCACTTACCTGCTCAAAAGCAAATGATTGAAGAAGAAATTACTCAATTAATAGAAAGAGGGGAAGAGGATGTTGTTCAGCTAGAGTACTATAGTAAATTTGTACCTGGCGGTAAAGCAGCGATTTTTCCCATGCTTAAAAAAGAGACTCACGAAATGCCTCATCACGAAATGGTTGATCTTATAAAGAAAGATTATCGTAGATATGAGTGGTATTTAGTTACAGATCCAGGAACTACTACCTGTTATTCTGCACTAATATGTGCAATTCACCCATATAATAAAAAAGTATATATAGTAGATGAATTATATGAAACTAATCAAAGCATGACTTCAATTCGCATGATGTATCCAAGAATGGAGGCTCTGATGAAGAAATATACTCCTGGATTAAATATACATGATGATTGGTTGAAAGTTGCTGATGAAGCGGCTGCTTGGGCTATATCTGAGATAATGGCTCAGTATGGAGTATATTTTATGCCAACCGATAAAGCCCATAACAAGAAAGAAGCGGGATTATCTCTTATTAAAGATCAGCTTATACATGGATTTCTCCATATATCGGATAATTGTCCTAACCTCTGGAAAGAAATGGAACATTATGCTAGAGACGAAAGAGGTAATATACCTAAAATACGAGATCATGCTATAGATTGTCTAAGATATTTGAACGGCGCTAGTAATTACAACATGTTAGAAGCTATTAACTCCCAAGAATTACATAAAGATGGAGACTTGATACAGACAGGGCGACATCGGGCAATGCACCATGAAGATGACCTAAGTAGTGGAAATGATTGGACTTCTTCTTTTTTCGTAGATTTTTAATCAAAATATAGTTGACTATCGAAACTAAATGATATATATTTAGTCCTTGGAGGTAATTTGTGGTTTTAAGTACCGAATTTTTGGTTGGTGCAGGAATAGTCGTAGGACTTTCTTGCATATTGTCAATTGTGGCTTTGATACTAAGTATCAGCTCTCTAATTAAAAGTATAGGAGCAGAAAGAAGCACTCACACGATGCAATATGTACCCATCGATCCAGAAATAGATGCAGAAAACGAGAAATTTGTGGAGAAATGGGCAACTACTGAAAAAGCTATCAGTAAAGAAAAAGAATTGTATCAAGACGAGCTAAATGACGAGATGCCCTTTTTCACCCCCTCTAACGACGATAAAGAAATATTTAGTCTATAGGAAAATATATGTCACATGATCTATTTGAAAGTTTAGATGAACTTCACTTACAAGAAAATCTAAAGCCTTTTCATATCATCAATAAAAAAGGTGATAAAGAAACTCTAGAATGGCTTAATCAAGTTAAAAATGCATTAATGGAACAAGCGAGAGAAAGAACTGGTTTACAGAGAAGTCACTTAGCTATGTATCGCGGAATATCTGAAAATTACAGCGATAGACGTAAAAATTATAATAATGGTAAAAGAGTTAATAAAGTAAATAAGTTTATTGTAAATCATTTATATGATCTAACTGAAACTAAAGTCAGTCAAATGACTAAATTAAAACCAGCTATTGAGGTTCTTCCATCTAATGAAGAATGGAGTGATAGAGCATCCGCTAAAGTTGTAGGATTACTCATTAAACATCTTTGGTATATAAATAACATAGATTATATAGTTCAACAACTACATAGAAGTGCAAAGATATTTGGAGAAGCATATCTCTTTACTTTATGGAATCCAGATAAAGGTGATCTACATCCTTCTTATGTTGAAGCTAGAGATCAAGGTTTATCTGAAATTCAAAATGAAGATGGTACTGTAACTAAATTAGATAAACCTATTATGACAGGTGATGTTGAATATCAAATAGAAGTTCCTTGGAGAGTATTGCTTCAAAGAAGTGTTAGTTTTGAAGAAGTTGAATATTTATTCAGAATTAAAGTAATCCCTACAGAAGAATTAAAATTAGATTATCCAGATAAGAAAAATAAGATAAATGAGAATGAAGACTTAAAAGTATTCGATATTGAGAATATGGATCATAAATTTATTGAAAACCATACAGCAGTATTTGAATTTTATCACAGACATACTAAATATTTAAATGAGGGTAAATTAATTAGGTTTACTAAAGATGTAATACTTGAAGAAACTGATCTACCTTATTCTCATGGCAAATTACCAATAACTAGATTAACAGATTTAGATGTACCTGATACATTGAATGGAATTAGTCGTTATGAAACTATTGGTGGAATACAAAGAATGTATAACAACCTATCTACATTGATAGCGAAAAATATCTACCTTACAGCACATGCCAAATGGATGATGCCACGAGGGGCTGCTAAATTAGAGCAATTAGGAAATGATAATACTATAGTACAATATCAAGGTCCTATTGCTCCTCAATTAGTTCAAACTAATCCAAATCCAGTAGAAGTATATACATTTAGACAACAATTAAAAGAAGAAATGCAGACTATATATGGTAGTCATGGAGTATCTAGAGGAGAAATCCCTAAAGGTATTACAGCAGCTTCTGCACTACAATTTTTAAATGAATTAGAAAATGATAGAGCATCTACAGATATTGCTAAACATGGATTTTTAATAAAAGATATTGCAAAAATGTCTATTTCTGTAGCGGGTGATTATTACGACATGGAGGATGGTCGTATGTTAAGGGTTGTTGGTAAAGACAATCAATTCTTGATCCGACATTTTGACGCTAGTAATCTGGATAAAGATTATGATATACGTGTCGATAATTCTACAGGATTACCAGAATCTAAAGCTGCTAAAATTCAAAGAATAATGGAAGCGTTGCAACGTGCTCCTCAAATGTTTAGTCCTGAAAGATGGGAAGAACTTCTTGAATTTGGTAATATAGATCGAATGATTAAATTAAGTACGGAAGCTTTAAGGGCTGCTGATTCAGAAAATGAAGATATAATGGCTGAACAAGAAGTTGCTCAACCAGAAGATTTTGAAGATCATTTAGCACATTGGGAATCGCATGTTAAATCTATGCAATCTCGTGCTTTTAAAGAAGAAGCGACTAATGACGTAGTTGCAAATATGAAAGAACATGTATTTTGGCATGAGGAATTAATGTTAGAGAAAATGGGTCAAAATCCATTGTTTCAAGCGAAGCTTGCTAACTTAAAGTTATTTCCTTTATTTTTTCATGAAGGCGCGAGTGCCCCTCAGTCTGCTGAACAACAACAAGCAGTAGTTCAAGGACAGACTAATCAAGGCAGTGACGTAACAGGATCAATTCCTGGAACAGATATAGAGACAGACGATCAAATTTAATTGGAGGTAATTAATGGATCTAAACGAAGCAGTAGTAATAGAAGATGGAAATTCCCCTGATGTATGGGAAGATTTGGATACAGGAGATTATAATGAAGAAAGCGATACAGAAACTGATTCTGGAGCTGAAAGTGAGGATACAACTATTCTTTCTGAAGAGGGCGATGAAAGCGCTGAAGAAAGTGGAGATAAGAGTGGAGAAGATTCAGAAGAATCTGACGAACTTGAGTCAGGAACTGCACCAGATTCTGACAAAGTAGAAGATAAAGAAGAAAAAGAAGAAGAGACCGAAACAGAAGAGGAAGGTGATCAAGCATCTGAACTTACTCTAGAAAGTCTACAGGAATCTATAGATAAGGGCGAGTTCGCTACAACTGTAAAAGTTGACGGAGAGGAATTAGACATTACTCTCCAAGAATTAAAGAATAATTATTCTGGAAAAGTTAGTTACGACAAAAAGTTTTCAGAATTTGATAAAGAGAGAAAAACTCATAAAGAAGAGTATGACAAAATTACTAATTATGTTAACTCTTTTGCTGAGAAAATGAATGAGGGAGACGCGATAGGAGCATTTGAATTTTTCGGTCAATTTGCTAATATTCCTCCTTACATGATTAAAGAGCAATTAATTGCTGCATTGAAACCAGAGATAGAGAGACGATCTACTTTATCTGGAGATCAAATACAGAATGAAAATTTAATTGCTCAAAATGAACATTTAAAGACTACACAAGAGTCTAGTGCTAAAAAATTAGAGACGGAGCAAGCAAATAATGCACTCCAAGGCGAAATTTCAGGTATTAGGGAAACTCATAGTATAGATGAAGTAGAATGGAACGGTGCACTTAAAGCTCTGGATGAACGTCTACCTAAAGAAGAACAGATTACTCCTAAACTTGTTCAAGAAGAAATTCTAGATATTAGAATAACTTCTAAAGCGGGGGATCTACTTTTTAAGTTTGACGCACCTTTGAAAGACAATAGTGAATGGACAAATTCTTTAAAAAATATTATCAAGCAGAATCCGGATTTTACGGATGAAGATTTAGCGGATATTATTAAAGAAGGCGCGAAACAATCGGGATATAAATCGACTACATCGAAATTAAAAACTAAAATTGGAAAGCAAAATGCTTCCAAAAAATTAACAACGACAAAACAGTCTCCCCAGGAAGAAACAATCGATCCTGAATTAGAGGAGCTGTTTGACTTATAAAGGAAATTAAATTATGAGCACATGGACTTATGATTCTAGTAATGAATCAAACCTAATGAAAATCAAATATGGTAAATTAATTGACAAACAATTTAACATGGAAAATGTTCTTTTTGGAAGAATTAAAAAGAATGAAAAATTTGTCGGATCTCAAATCGAAATACCAGTCATCCAATCTATTGGTGGTGGTGTTGGTGCTGGATCTCTTCCAACTGCTAACGAAAACAAAATCGACAAAGCTGTTCTTACAACTAAGAAAGTTTATGCTGCAGTTTCTGTAGATCGTGAATCAATGAAAGCTTCTCAAAAAGATGAAGGTTCTTTCGTACGTTTTACAAAATTCCCAGTTAAAATCGCTACTAAGTCTTTTAATAGAAACTTAGAAAGAATGATTACTGCTGGGGATGTTGCTGGTTCTGGTGCACTAGTTGTTGGTGACGGATCTACTATTATTTCTGGTGCAGGAACTACAGGTTCTCCTTATGTTCTTACTCTTTCTTCAGCTGCTCTTATCTTCTCTCTTGAAGAAGGTGATTATGTTAATCTTACTTCTGCTTTGACTGAAGTTAAAGAAGTTGTTGCTATTGACGAAGCTGCTTTGACAATTAGTCTTGTAGACATCGTTGGTTCAACTGCTCCAGTTAACACTGATACAGTTTATATGCAAAATTCTAAGGATAAAGAAGTTGGTGGTCTTAAAGGTATTTTAGAAGCTACTTCTGGAACACATCATGGAATCACTATTGGACGTAGATGGAAATCTTATAAAAAAGATGCTTCTGCTGCTGCTCTTTCAACTGATCTTATGAATGATGTTGTTATCAACATTAAGAAGCAATGTAGTGAGTCTCCAAATCTTATTCTTACTTCTTATAAACAATATATCGAATTTTTGAATCTTCTTGAGAATCAAAAACGATATAATCTTCCTGCTAAAGACAAAAGATTTAAAGCTTCTGTTTCTTTCGCTGGAATTGAATACATCTCTCCAGATGGCGTTATTTCAGTACAATCTTCACGATTTGTAGCTGATGACGATATGTATTTCTTAAATGATAAGCATATGAGTCTTGAATGTCGTCCAGGTGGATTTGAGTGGTTTGATGAAGACGGAACTGTTTTCTTGAGAGCTGCTTCTGCAGATAGTTATGATGCTCGTTATGGTGGATATTTTGACTTCATGGTCAATCCTCATTTTCAAGGTATCTTAAGTAATCTTGCTTAATTAGTTAAAAGGTAATGCGGGACAATACCTCCAAAATTCTCGCTGGACCTGAGTACGTCCTTAAAATAAACTGCTCGCTTTAAAGGAAAAATATGGCGGCTAACCAAGCAGACAAATATAGACAGTTTTTTACCATAAGTACTGCAGGTGCTGTAGGAGAAAGTACTGGCGATGTAGCTAGGGAAAAGCTGATAAAAGTAATTACTAACGGTTTAGATATTAGTACAGTAGTACATATAGAAGCTAAATTACGAAAAGCAGTAAATTGGGATCAGATTGGAAGTGTTTCTAGTAGTGAACCTGATGGAATATTTGATATATCAATGTATGATGTTATTAGATATAATGTTTTTACTTACGGTGGTACTCCTGCAACATTAGAAGTAACTTCTGCTGTTAGTAGTGAACAAGCTGTAACAACTAAAGATAAAAATGGATTAGATGCATATAGAGTTATAGATACTGTTCCACCAGAAGGTGATGATAAAACAGCTTATTTAAATGCGTTATTAACCCTTAACTTCTGGGATAAAACAGGAGTAGATATAAGTTTAATAGATTTTGTAACAACACAAGATGAAGAACCAGTTCTAGATAGTGCTGGAAATTTTATAGAGGTATAAGAATGGCTACTAAGCACAGTACACTTACGGATACAGTCGAACTACACGTTCCTAAAGGATTTACAGAAGCTCCTAATAATTATGGACTTATTAAAAATGCAGCAGGACAATTAGAGTGGGTAGATAAATCATTATTAGGTGGAGCAGAAGGTCCTGCAGGAACATTACAAAGTGTAACAGTTGTAGATGCCTCTAACCCTACAGAATTAAACGCTCTTTCAGTAGGAGTTACAGGTAAATTTGTAATCGCTGTTCAAGTAGTTAATTTAGCTCCAGATGTTATAACATTATACTGGTATGACACTGCTAATAGTGTTACAGAAAACGCTCCTTATACAATGACTACTGCTGATGGTGGAAATACCAGATGGTGTGCAATTTCAGGTAAATATACCACAATGGATATTCTTTCTGATTTAGGTTCCACCCTTATTACAGCAAATCAAACTACTAAATTAAGTGGTATAGAAACTGCTGCTACAGCAGATCAATCAGATAGTGAAATTAAAACTGCTTATGAAAATAATTCAGATACCAATGCTTTTACAGATAGTGAGAAAACTCAATTAGCTGGAATAAAAAGTCCTACTAATGTTGTAAATGTTCATAGTAATCCTGGAACAGGAGAATTTTCTACAGTTCAAGCAGCTATAGACAGTATTACTACTGCAACAGAAACTAACCCTTTTGTTATAAAGGTTGCTGCAGGAGAATTTTTAGTTACAGAAACTATCGTATTAAAATCCCATGTATCTATAGATGGGGAAGGTCCTACAACTATTATAAAAATTACTGATGAAACTAAACCTTTATTTACAGCTATATCAGATGTTACTTTAAGCAATATGCATGTATTTGGATCAGGCATAGGAGGATCTAGCGTTCCTTTAATTACCTACGCAGGAAGTAATACAGGTACAATTAATGAGGATCTACTCTTCATAAATGTAAGTTTTGGAGCCACATATAGAATACTAGATATAACCTGTCTCGCTGGAAATTTAGCTAAAGTTATAGTAAGAAATTGTGAATTTAGATGCCAATACTTAAAAAATGGTTTTAAAGCAAGTGGTGATGGAACTACATTCATATATATAGATTCTTTTGTATTACGAAGTCCTTTTGTAGGAGTAGCAGTTGATAAATTCTTTGACTTCTCAGATCCTAATTGTACTGCAATTATAAATGATATAATTATAGAAATAGCAAGTCCTGCAACATTTACTAATCTACTTACTGCAAGTAATGGAGTTAACGTATCTGGACAAGGTGTTTATGTTAATAATTTAACTGACGGTATTAAGGTTTTAAACTCTGGAGCAGCGCCAGATGTAAACATATCCTCAGTATCTCTTTATAACGTATCTAATAAAGCTGTAGATATATTACATCCCTCTACTACTGGTTCAATAACTGGTACATTTGCTGATGATTCTTTAATAAATATAGCATCTCCCTCCCCTTTTGCTATCTCTCATACAATTCCAAGCGGTGGATTCTCTTTAATTGGAGATTTAAGACAAGGTGATAAAAATGAACACGTAACCAATCTTTCTCAATTTATTAGAGAAGGGGGGGTTACAGGAATTATAGAAGGTGGGGATTTAAGCTCTCCTTCAGCGTTAAACGTAACTGCAGCAGCAGGTTGTGGATATTTAAAAGGACCTACTGAAGGGTTTATAAATGAGGTAGTATTTACTGAACAAACCATTTCAGTAACAGATGGGATTAATAACTTCATGTCCATAGATGAGGATGGTAATTTACAAGCAACAACAACTCCACCTCCTTTTGAAGAAGTTATCTTCTTAGGTAGAGCGGTAGCTAGAAATGGTTCAATTCTTTATATTGAAAATGCTGAAATAAGTATGGTTCAATATGATGTTGAAGTTGAGAAATTCTTTAGATTTACTCTAGGACCTTTATATAGAAGTGGGTCAATTGTATCAGAAAATGGAACAAGACAATTAAATGTTACAGGCGGAGTATATAACTTTGGAGTAAAAGCGTATGCCCCTGCGGGCGGAACTATACAAGCCTTTGATGCTTTTTACGATGATGGGTTTGGCGGAGATACTATTCAATTAGCAGAAACTACTGTATCAAACAGTTTATATGATGATGCCAGCGGAACACTTGCTGCTATTCCTACCAGTAAGTTCATTAAACATGGAATATATACTGTAGGAGATGGGGCTAATGAACATTACCTTTTTCAATACGGTCAAGAAATATTCGATACTCAATTAGCTGCTCAAGAGGGAAATATTCCTACTACAGGTACAGCATTTGCTGGATCAGTTGTATTAATTGCAACCATTATAGTACAAGAAGGGGCAACTAATTTTGTTGAAATTAGAGATGAAAGACCTGTTCTTCAATTTAAAGCATCAGGAGCATCTGCTTCTTCAGATCATGGAAGTTTATTAAATCTTACAGATATTGCACATCATCCAGGGTACCTAGCTTTAGATGGTACTCGTAGTATGGCGAGTGCTTTAGATATGGGTACAAATTCTATTAATAATGTTGGAAATATTGATGGAGTAGATGTTTCAGGACATGCTGCAAGACATTTACCTACAGGAGCAGATCCCTTAACTACAGCAGCTCCTACTACTAATTTAGATGGAAGTTCTACAAATGGTGTTGGATTAGCTAACTCTTTATCAAGAAGTGATCACGCACATGCAATTAATGATGCAACTGTGTCAGAAGCAGGATTATTAAGTGCTGCGGATAAGGTTAATGTAGATGCAAATACCAGTCATGTAGCTATAACTACAGGAAATCCTCACTCTTTAGATTCAGATGATGTTTCTGAAGGATCTTCTAATTTATACCATACAGAGGCAAGGGTCAGAACACACTCTTCTCAAATGGTTACTAGAACACAAGTTTTAGGATCTACAGATACTCCCAGTAGAAATAATGGAGCATATACATTATTAAATGAAATGACCCATACTTTTACACCTGGAGATGCTACTAATACTATTATAATTAAATTCAATGGTTCTTTTGAAGGAATAGATAAAGATTCAGTCGTAAGTGCTGCAATTTTTATAGACTCTGTAGAACAGGCTAATGCAACGAGAGTAGCTACAGTTAAAAATGGTAAAGGACAGACAATAGTAATAGAGAAGCATTTGACTTTATCTGCAGCATCTCATACAATAGAGATTCAATGGAAAACTGTAGGAGATTTAGGAGCTGAGGCTATCGGAGACGATAGGATCCTAATAATTGAGGAGATTGATGAATAAGTGTGGAGATTGTACTGAATGTTGCTTTGTAATGGGTGTTGAAGCTCTAAATAAGGCACAATATCAGAAGTGTGAGCACATTTGTAAAGGTTGTACAATATATGACCAGAGACCAGATAGTTGTAAGAGTTTCAATTGTACCTGGTTATTAAGTGGTTGGAGCGAAGAGTTTAAACCAAGTATAGTCGGATTATTAGTATTTTCGACATTATCTGGCACATATATAATGGAAACGAGAAAAGGTGCCCATTTAGAAGAAAGGGCGCAAGAATTAATTGCTAAAGTACAAGGGAAAACACCTGTTAAATTAGTAGTGTTATAGGGAGTAATATGAAGCTAAAGATTAAGAATCTTATATTTAATGTGATTGAAATAATATTAAACATAATCTTATATCCGATAGCATTACTTTTAAGTATAATTAAAAGAGTTAATAAATTATCTACTAGATTAGATAAGAAAATTAATGATATTAAGCTTAAAGGACGAAAAAGAAAGTAATGGATAGGGTTGATTTAATAGTCAAAATGATAGGTGAGCAGAGGGATTCTTTTAGAGATTTTCATGCGTCAACGTCTAATCATCAAAGGGTTACTGAATCAAGATTATCTGAAATAGAAAGCTCCTTAAAAGAGCATATACGAAGAACGAATCTACTGGAAGATTTACATAAAGATAACCAGAAGAGAATAAGTGCTCTAGAGGCTCCTTCGGTAGCATTGAATGTTATCAAAAAAGGTGCTATAGTAGTAGGTTCGATATTAGGAGTAATAATGACAATTGTTAAATTAATGGAGTACATAAATGGCTAAGAAAACATTTAAAGAAGGGATAAGTTTAGATCCTCAATCAGCAACACCAATAAGTCCTAAATCAGGTGATATGTTCATGAGTGATGGTACCGTACTTCCTCTTGGATTACATGTATATAATGGAACTACATGGGAAGAAGCTGACGTTTCTACTCATGCTGCAGATACTTCTACCCATGGTGTTGGGGAAATACTGGGAACTACTGAATCTCAAACAGCCAGTAATAAAAGTGTTGAAACTCCTAGTAGATTAGATGTTAAACAAGATACAGAAGCAAATCTTATTACTTATGCAGCAAGTGCTTCAAATGGTCAGCTATGCTTTGCTACAGATACTAAGACAATGTACCAAGTAGTTGATTCTGCACTAGAAGATGTTGGTGGAGGAGGAGCTGGAGGATTAGATTTAGTTTACACAGAAGATTTTGAGAAAAATGCTCCTGCAGATATTTTTACAATAAATGGATCTCCTACTACTGATGCTGTAGTTGTTAATGAAACTTCAAATCATTTAAGTGGAGAGCAATCTGGATATATTTTATTTGAAGCAGATAATCAAGGTTCTTTAATAACTTTAGATAATACTGCAGATCATGACGCTACTTCTGGAGCCATTGTTGTTCAACCTAATGAAAGTGATACATTATTAGGAATATCATTACGATATAGCCAAAATAGTGCAATTCATATAATTGATTTAGTTGTAGAAGAAAGTAGTGATAATACAGTTTTTACTGAGGTTGCTAGAACTACTCTATCTTATACTAATCAAGTTATAAATGCGAAATTAAACTTTAAATTATTACCTACGTCAAATCATTATAGATATGTGTTTGATACAGTATTATCTCCTAGTGGAGCACAATTCTATTTTGATAACATTCAAATATCTACTGATCCAGATACAATCGTATCTACAGGACAGGCTCAAAATTATAGAATAGTTCAGCAGGGGGATGCATTAACTAATAGGTCTGCAGAAATTGAATTTAATCTAGCCACTGCAAATATTAGTCATGAATCTGGACCTCAATTAATTGTAGTAACTGATGATAGTGCAAATACAAGAACTAAATTTACAGCAACTGCTGCGTGTGTATTTGATACGACTATAGTATCTAGAACACTTGGAGTAGGTTCAAGATTAGATTTATTTTTAAATGGAGCTTTATATAATACTGGAGATTCTCAGACTGTAGGAAATGAATTTGCTGCAGCTAGTTATACAGTAGTATTACAAAGGGATGATTATATAACATATAGAGCAAATGGGGATGTAGTTAATTCAGCAGATTCAACATTTATAACTTTTGTAGCTACATCAATTTCTGAGAATGTAGTGTTTGAAGGGAATGATGAAGATTTAGAAAATGTCTATAGTGCAAGAATAGCTAATAGTGGAACATCTACAATAACGTCACAATCTTCCGATTTCATAGCAAGTGTAAATAGAACTGGAAACGGAATTACGGACGTAGTTTTTACCTCTGGTTTTTTTAGTGTTATACCTTCTATAAATGTATCTCCCAACGGGGTTCAGGACAGAACGGTTATGGTAGACACTATTACTTTAAACGGATGTAGAGTAGTTTCAGAGGAGACTACAGTAGGATCTTTAGCAGATACGGATTTCGTTATAACTACACAAAGACAAGGTACTGATTATAATGACGCTTCAAAAGCGTTATTGTCTGTTCCAGTAACAAATGAAGTTGAGAATGTATATTCTGCGAGAATAGCTAACAGCGGGTCTGCTACACTGACCAGTGAGTCCAGCAATTTTATAGATAATGTTGTAAGAAATGCTGCAGGAGACGTTACAGTAAATTTCATAACAGGGTTATTTGATATATCTCCAGCAGTCTCTGCAGTTTGTGATGCAGGTGGAGGGGTTAATAATAATATAACAATAGTGTCATTATCTACAACTTCTATGAATATTAGAACAG